TCTTTGGAGTCTTAAATCTCCAATGAGCACATATATCGTCAGTATAAGGGCGAACCAATAAAACTCCTTGCTCTCCCCTTCCAATACGATAAAGTTTACGAGTTTCCTCGTCTGTAAAATCAAGCTCCTTATAGTTGAGATCATAACAAAATTCCAGCATATAATCGTGCGACTGCTGTTATTCTATCATATATTACCTGATTGTCAACCTGGCGGTGTAGGATCTGCGTTCTCGTATGGTATTGTGCCGTTTGGTCTTATAACGTATGCTTTTATATAATGATCTGCGTCTGGTACGTTCTGTGGTTGTGGAAACCAATCAAATGCAGCGTCTGTTGCTGCTAATTCTTGATCAAAATAGTAATATATGTATTCTAATTCAAATATTCTATCAATCTCTGCTTCTGGTATGATGTCATCATAGTATGCAAGTACAGTTGCCTTTTTATCTGCTGCAAGTGTATGATACTTAGTGTTATCAATTACCAATACAAATTTGTTGCTTAACTTTGCGTAGTCAGCAACTAGCATCTCTTTAGATTTTGGATTTAATGATATTAATGGCATAATTATTCTCCGAAGTCACCTGCGTCAATCATCTTGAGTATCTCATCAAGTTCATCAGAACCTGTACTTGGTTTAATAGTGGTTAATCCAGTTGCCATATTAGGTGCTGTTATAAAGTTAACAGGCATTTCATCTATTGATGCTGTACCTATTGCAATTGAAAGATATGTCACAATTCTAGTTGAGAACTTACTATACACTGACTGTGGTATGGTATAGAAATGTGATACATCAGAAAGATATGTTTTTCCATCACCCAATTTAACATGTTTTGTTGGTGTCATTGGAAATACTACTGAGTTAGCAGCAATCGTTGCCTGATCTTGTGGTATATCTCTTAGTTTCTGTCTATATGTTACCCACTTTGCTTTTTCTTCTGCAGATATAGGAGCGTCACCGAGCTGTGTCCAGTCACTGTCCATTAATAAGAAGTTTCTTATCAATGAAACCTTAGTCCAGTTAAGTATTGTTGACTGAGAGAAAGATGCTTCTAGTGCACGTTCTAAATCATTTTCTTGTCCCTGTCTATATTCTATCCATTTATCAACTATTCTATTATATAAATCATTTACCTCTGTTGGAAATGGTGATGTATCAAATTGATATGATACCCATTTATATTCACCAGTCTTTTGATTACGTTGGTACTTAGTCTTATTCATCTTAGTAGAACCATCTTTGTATTGCACAAATAGTTCTAACTTATCTTTGTCTGAATCCCATAGAGGATATAATATTGGAACTATATCACTAGTCCAATAATCATCATCTATTGTTTTCATCACACCTTCATGCTGAATGGTCTTATCAAAGGCATTCAAGTATAGTGATGTTTCTGATGGTGATGCTATAGTTGCCATTTATAACGCCTTAATTAAATATTTTACCCTATGGTATTTAGTGATGAGAGGAATGTCTTTCTCTGCAGACACGGTTGCAAGTGTAGTTATAGGTGTAGATGATGACATTGTAAATACACCATCTGTTACTGTCAATGCTGCACCAACTGCTGTTACTTCTCTTCTTACCTGATCAATACCATCATCAGAATTAATAGGTTGTCCACCTACATCTACGTTTCCTAGCAAAGTTGCACCACCAGTAGATACAAATGTAGTGACTGTTCTTGGAGCATAGAATAATGTAATAGCACCCAATCCATAGTTATCAATGGATCCCGATGCTGTCTGATATACAGGTCCTCGATCTTGTTCTAATATTAAAGTTACATTATTTGCTCTCAACTGATCTCCTTCAGCAATAGGAAGATCAATTGTTTGCCATGTTGACGTACTGTTAGCTGCTAATAATATTTGACTGAATAATGTGACATTGTTAGATGTTCCTTTCTTATAGAATACATTTAATGCCTGATCTGGATTCTCTCCACCATTACCATTACTACCTCTGATTACAGTAAATCTAAGTGCATTGACATCTGTCAGATTGAGTGCTCCTACCTCTAATTGTCTTTTACCACCTGCGTCTTCAGCTTCACCTGTAAATGGTATATACTTTGTTATCTTTCCATTAGTATTAAATGGTATAGCATTACCACCACTAAAACCACCAGAATCTCCTGTTCCTGGACCAAATTGAGCTTCTCTAATGTCATCATCTGTTGATGATTGCCATATATCTCCATCAAATGGTGATCCTTGTGGATCTCCACTGCTATCACACTCATAATATTTTCCTGCTGGTACAGTAATATCACCAGGCACAGATGTTCCTTCTTCTCTTCCGAAGTATTGTACGTATACTTTTCCTCCATTGGGTGATGGAAGTGCATCGCCACCTTCACCACCACCTTGACCAGAGTTACCAACAAGAACTGTAACAGTAGCGTTTACTCCATTCAATCCTAGGGTTGCTCCTGCACCTTGTCCGCCACCTCCACCAACAGCATCATAATATTGATCTACAGTTGTAAGTTGTATTTTTACATATCCATCAATCGTAGGCAGTGAACCATTGTTTGTTAGAGATACACCACCATCCCAAAATGATGTTCTATATGCTGATACACCTCTTCTACCACCTGATCCACCACCATTACCATTATGTCCGACACCAGCAGTTCCACCTTCACCACCATTTGTTTGGTTGATGACACCACAAGCAGATCCACCACCGCCACCGCCACCAGCTGTACATCCACCTGGTGAACCATTACTACCATTAGCAACGTCTAAAACTGCAGTTGTGGCAATAAGTCCCTGTGCAGCTGCTCTTGCGTCACCACCTTTATAGCAACCATCAGTAGTTCCACTACCGTTGAAACCACCACCTGATCCTCCGCCACCGCCTCCACCGCCAGCACCAGCGATTAGAGTTCCATTATAATAAAAACCTGTAACACCACCACCAGAACCAGCAGTAGCACCATTTCCCCATGCACCACGAGCTCCACGTCCTGAAAGACATCCTGATGCACCACCAACTCTAGGAGTGTCACCACCAGGTTCTGTACCATTACCGATACCACCTGGCCAATCATTCCAAGGATTTCCTGTAGAAGGGTCAATACCTGGCGTTCCTCCAGAAGTATTTCCTTGTCTAGTGTTGAAACCACCTACACCACCCTGACCTATTTCCCAACTAAAAGTTCCTGTGTTTGCAGTCATTGTACCAGTTAACAATGCACCTCTACCACCATATCCACCATTAGCACCAGTTTTACCTGATATTGTAGTTGGCCAACCAGACCACGTAGATGAACAGTTAGATCCTGAGTTAGCATTACCAGGACCTCCACCACCACCTGAGACTTGAATTGTTATACTTCTAGAAATCTCATTAGAAGATGCTGCTGGTATTTGATATGATCCATTTGTAGTATATTCAGTTTCTGGATTATTAACTACTTGTTCTTTTGCTTGAGCAGTTCCATTTCCACCTCCACCAAATCCTATTGCACCTAATGCGTCATTACCACCACCATTACCAATCATACCACCATCAGCTCCATTACCACCAGGCGTTTCTGTGATTGAAATTCCATTCATATTCAATAATGCTGCAGGAACTTCTAAAACTCCTCCTGCTCCTCCTGCACCACCACTATTTCCTGCTTGTCCACCTTCACCACCATAACATCTAATAGTATAAAATGTGCCATCAATTGTAAGACCAATTTCTGCATAACCACCATCTGTGCCATCAGTATCACTATCTGCACCGCCACCACCTGGTGCTTGCATTGTAATATACATTCCAGTAACATCTCCCGCACTAGAAGGAGGTGATGTTACAACTGTTGAACCTGGAGTATCAAGTGTGACTTCTTTAATATTAATAGCATCGCCAGGTATATCAAAAATTTCTTGCTTTCCACCTACCCTTGTGCTAGTGTCAACCACATATGCTCTTGGTGGATCTAATATCTCTGTCTCTGCAAAATAACCATTTGCTAATTTTACTGTTATGGTGCCTGTAGCAGGAGTTGTTGCAGGAATCTCACCAGTTCTTGGTTCTACACTAAAAGTCGCAGCTCCAAATCCAGGTGCTATTATTGTGAAGTTACCACTGTATTCCAATGGTAGTGCACCATTAACAGTTACTATGTCATCTACTGACAAGTTATGTGCACCATCCGTATTGATAGTAATATAACCAGTATTAGAATCATATGTCATTGAAGTGACATTTACACTTGCTGATTCTGATACCATGTATTGATATTGTGCATCACCAGTATCTCCTGCTGTTTCACCGATACCATTGGTATTACCATAAGTTGCTGTCTGTGAGTTCTGTAATGGTCTACCAATCAAACCATGTGAATGACCAAGTGCACCACCAGCAGAACCATTTGGTTCAAATACATTAATATTTGCTCTACTATTAATATAATTGACTGCAAACTTATCAACTTCAGTAGGTCCTAATTCTGCTAGTTTTGTCTCATCTACTTCTACAGATAATATCCTATGATTATGTGTAGGAGGGAATGGAAAAACATAATCATCCATAGGTCCTATTTGATACTTGACAGATCCTGTAATATATGCAGATATGTCAGCAGTTATATCAGTATATCCTGTAGTTTTAACATCACCGATAACAAAAAACTCACCACTATTCATCAATGTATCTTTAGGAATATACCACTGTCCACCAGTCTGTCCAACAAAGTTGTTGACTGCATTCTCTGGAGTAGCTGTTCCTGCTCCGTTTACATTACCAAACCCAAGTATCTTTCTATTTCTATAGTCTGGTAAATTAAATGTTCCAATATTGTATGGATAATCTCTTAAAGAAAATGATCTTTGTACTATTATATCTGGATGTGTGTCTGCACCACCTGTTGAAACAGCAACTGCAATTGATCCACTCATCGTAATATGATTTTGACAATTATAATAAAGAGTTGTTGGACTTAAAGTAGCTGTATAAAGTGTTACTGTACCACTATTTGTTATTCCCACAGCACCAGAACCAGCACCATTTCCATTTACACCATATGCATTATTAATAGTTTTTTCTTGAAGTTGATCACCAGTTCCAGTACTACTAGCAGTTTTGATTAAAAATGGATGATTATCATCTGTAGTAACAGCAAATTGAGCTACATCACCATCTTGAAAATTAAGAGTGGGATTATTACCAGAAACATTACCATTCCTATCAGTACCGTTTATAGTCCATGAACTTTGACCATTATTAGTAACAGTAAATGTATAATTACCAGAACCAGATGCGAAATTTTTAGTGTAATCTACTGGGTTAACAGTTGTTAAATCAACACTATTTGGAAATACTAATTCATATGCAAATTCATTTACTGCTGCATATAAACTAACATCTTCTGTTGGTTGTATTAATGAATAGAATGTATTTTGATTGAATACACCATTACTTGGAAATCCACCAAATGGATTTCCGTTGGGATCTAATGCAAATCTAAACACCGCACCATATGGATATGGTAGTTTTACATTTGCCTTGGTATTTGTAGGATCATGATAAAATTGGAAGAACATTTTATTGTTTATCATATATGATCTTCTCAATCCACCAGGTTGAGCTGCTTGAGTTACCTCTACACTCTCAGATCCACCGTATCTATTTTCTATGATGCTGTATAGTTCTGGGTAGTCACGAATTAGTAATTCTTTTCCATCACAATATAAATGTTGTGGATATGTGTATTCTGGATCTTCACCTAATATCTTTTGATCAGTGCCAACAAAGACAGGAAGAATTGATCCGACAGGGGAGTGGTTACCACTTTTGTCAGAATAATAATTAGTGTATGTATTCCTGTATGTTGCCATCTTAATATTTAATTAAAAATTCTTGGACTAGAAATGGTTGAATGTAGGCGTCTGCCTTGTTTTCTTCGTTAACATCAATATTAATTGTTGATGTTATGTCACCACCAGGAATATATGCTGGTTTTGTTACTACGTTGAATGTGTGTGGGTCTTGGTTGAAAGGAACCAAATGTTTGTGCACACAATCACCACCAAATTCTTCAACATCACTGATAACATTATTAAGAGCACCATACGTAATCCTATTTGCTGTTCCATCAAATGGAACTTGAGTTGCTTGTGAAACCAAATTTGGTGTATAGTTTGGTGGTAAAGTTGCATATCCAAGTGAATTACCATTTACACCAGTACCAGTAATTGCACCATCAAATTGATGACATTCAGCACCACCAAAACCACACTTGTCTTCAGTTTTACAAGACATCTCAGGAACATATGTGATATTACCACACTGTGCTGGTACTGCACCTGGCACACCTCCAGGAGAGTTATAAATGGGATATCCTGTGAGTGCTTTTGAACCCAAATCAGAACATTCAAATTGCAATATGTTTCCAGTTAGATTACCTTGTAAATCTTGCTCAGGAATATCACCAGGTATCAAACATTTATCTGTTTCATTAAAGTTACATCCTGACCAACAACCATTAAACCATGTGTGAAGTTCAGGAGGAGGACTACTAAATGGATTTAAACTAAAACATTGAACCTGATGCGTTCTATCTCCATTATTAGGACCATCAGCTAGTCTTTGTGCAACTATTTTGGAGGCAGCTGCTTTACATAATGGTTGGTTAGTATTATTTGTCCATGGTATAATACACAAAGTCATTTTAGAATTACGTGAGTTTCTACCAAATAAACCAAATTCATTACCAACACTAGCTGAAATCCTTGATCTTTTACCATCATGAAAATGAGCATGAGGTTGAAATGCTGTGTGTAATACTTCTGTTTCCTCAGTATAATTACCACTAGACTTGGTAAAACCAGGTTGTCCTGTAATTTCTATTGTTTGTGATGGCAAGAAAAAATTACCTTGATATTGAATTTCAAATTGAGTACCAATATTACTGCTTACATCCATACCCACACCAGACTTAGTTATCTCTACTCCTGCGTCATTGTTCAAATAAGTGTCAAGGTAATCTCCTAAGTTTGATGAGAATGAAGTTTTAGTAGACTTCGCACCAAGATCAGGTACTTGAAATTGATTATCAAGTAAAGTTGTATCTGGTTTTTTATATCTACAGTTAGAACCTACACCTAAAATAACAGCGAGTTCTGGAAATATACTTGCATCATAAACTGCACCATCACATCTCAAATATCCAGCAGGAAGAGTTTGATATAATGTTGGATCTTCTGGATCTGCAGATGACAACTGATTAGACCAATTGATAATTGATCCTGTCAATGTACCAAGTTTTCCTTTTTCTTTTGAGTATAATACTGGCATTAGTATGCTCGAATAATGTACAAAGTGACTAATGATGGTGTATTAGGATTAATCTGTACACTTAATCCTCTATCTACATCTATTGGTTCTAAGTTTCCAGTAGTCATATTATTTATGAGTAAAGTGCTAGGCAAGTTCATTTGTCCTGTAGTCATTGCAAGATCAATAGTGAAATGATTATGAGATCCTAATGAATTGGAAGTAAAAGCATCACCCCGATGATTCAATGTTGTAGGATATGGAAAATCTCTTCCTACTTCATCTGGAGTTGAGTCATAATAATCTGTATTATTATTTGTTGGAGGAGTTGCACCATTACCTCTTCTTGCTATTGGAATTTGATCTGATGCATAATAGTTTTTTTGTCCTAAGTATGTGCCAGGTGGTGGGAAAGGAGCGGTCACTGCTCCTTGTTGCACATTTGTTATACATGTATTGTCATCTTGATATTCTATTGTTTGTCCATGTGCTCTAACTACCCTAGGAACTGTTGGTACTACTGGAACTACATCAGAATCTGTACCATAATGACGGTGAACTCCCAATGTTGGAAGCGAATTTGCTCCTGGATCATATGCAGTCCATGTAACTGTACCAGGATCAAATCTATCTGCCAGTGGTTCAGCAGAAGTACCACCCGTATCTGATCCCGTTGAGTATTCTGAACTTGCAACCTCAAAATATCCAGCTTCAAATGGTCCTAGATAACCACCACCTAATTCTACTGATGGATAAAAACTACCCTCTGGTCTTGGATGTGTATGTGTAGCAGTATGTTCAACACCTAGTTTTCTACGTACAGTTCTAATAGTATCAAAATACGATGGTTCTTCAATACTAATACCTTTTATCTTCCCTGCTAGTTCTGATTCAACATTTGCTGTAAATTGTACGTCAATATAAGATAGCACGTTTGCTAATGGTTGCTCACCCTCAAATCCATTTTCTGAAATATACTGTCCTACAATTGATAGTTCTTGTCCACTTAATAAATTACCCTCTAAATCTATTGGAACTGTTTGATTTAGTAGTGGTATATTAAACACATCATCATCATTATAACTTGGATATGAATTGCTTATACCAACGAAAGGTTGACCAATCTCTACTATAGGACCATATTCATTACCCAATATCTGTGCAAGTAATGGGTAATCTTTTGCTCTGAGTTGAGAACCATCACAGACTATCCAACCTCTTGGTATACCATCTGGAGACAGTGCTGACTCACTTGTACTACCAGTCCATGGCATGATTGTGCCGATAGGACTGGCTTTCTGTGCTTTTATACGGTTGTAACTTGGCATTTATACCTCCATTAACCACCAACCTTGTACGCTGGTAGGAATTCCTATTTGACCATTGTTATCTTGTGAACCAAGATAGATTAATGCAAATGCTGCATTAGGAGTCTGAACTACAAGTTCACCAGATGGATATGGAGTTAATCTATCTCCAAATAGTGTTCCAAGTGAATCACCCTGTATTGGTAATCCACTAGACTCGGCAGTTCTAACAACCAATGTGGTATCATATTTCAAATTACCACCTACATCAATTATTCTTACGACATCACCTGTTTGTGGTGATGGTGGTAATGTAACGATTAATGTTTGTGTATTCTGAACATTGACCATGTAAACTATGTTAGCAATCAATGTTAGATCAGCTTCTGGTGATGCTGCAGATAAGTATCTTGTATGTCTTGCACCAGATGATGTAGCGAAGTTTGTGATACCAAATGCATCAATCGAACGATCTTGCTTGACAGTGAACTCACTACCACCATTGACTCCTAGATTCTGTACTGAGAATACATCATCAGTTGTTGGAGATACTGCTGCAGTACCTGTAACTTTTAGTGTTGTTTTAGCAGTTACATTACCTAAGTTATCAACTGAGAATGATGGTACACAATCTAAGTCTAATAGAACGTTTTCTGGGCAAGATGTTGGATATAAGAAGATGTCTCCTCTTGCTACCACACCAGCATC